CGTCTATGAATTACTGTATTTTTTATTATCATTTTTCACCTCTTTTTTCTTATTGGTTTTTTTGATTTTTTTATTTTTAAAAATTAAATCAAAATTTTTTTTATAAAGATCATTTGAGGGTCTACTAATACCATCAAATTTTGTAGCCTTGTCTCTACTCATCCTTAACCCCCTTTATTTGTTTTTTAAATTGTCTCAAGGTTTGAGCGTCTGTACTTCCTATATGATGTACTACGTTAAAAAATGGGTTGATGTCGCTACTTTCCCAACCCTTTTTTTTGCTTATCTTATTGATTAAATTGATAAATTTATCCTTCCAATTTTTATTTTTCATTGATTAACCTCTTTATTTTTATTAATGTTTTTTTCTGTCGCTCTATTATTTTAGCCGTTTGCATATCAACTACATTTTTTTGAAATTTTTCTAAATTCAAAGATCTCAAAAAATGATCGATATGCATATCTCCTATTTTAATATTAACACCTTTAGATTTTGAATATCTATAAGTTGTTTCAAGTGTTTCCATTGTATCGCTTGCTATCGCTCTGTTATCTATTACGGCTTGTATTTTTACAAGTTCCATTAGTGTTGCCATTGTTTACCCTTTCTTTTTTTATTGTTTTTTTAGTTTGGTTAATATTTCTTTACATTCTTTACAATTGCAATTTTCCAATTGCTCTTCATTTAAAACTATTGTTTTTTCTGTATCCGAATTATTACAGTATAAACAAAGTTTTTTTTCTATCTCTTCCCACTCCTGGCGAGTGTCTAAAAATCTATTTTTACATTTTAAACACTCTATCGCTTCACCTTTAAACATTTTTTTTACCCTTTCTTTTTTATTTTTATTTTAAATCAACTACAAATCCAGACTTGTCTCTATCTAGTTTTCCAGTTGCTTTGTTAAGACTTAATTTTTCTTTTAATCCTACAACTACATTTTTTTGATCAAGAAATCTTAAATCATGATTATCACCAGACACAACCTTGAAACCTTTATAAGTCTCTGGAAGTTCCTTTCTAAAAACTACGGCTACATTTCCCCCTGCTTTTAAAACTTGAGTTGATTGAAAGTCATTAGCTTCATTTCTAGAAAATGTTAAATGATAATTTTTTGGCATATTCCCTTTTAAATATTTAATCATTCTTTTAAAATGTTTCGTGTAGTCATAAAATTGTACATTAGGAAACAAATCAAATATTTTGTGATTTTCCCACATAATATCGCTAGTTGTGTTTAATCTTATAACTGGTTTAAGATCATATTTTTTGCATAAAATCTCATGGTTTCTAATTTCACGAGTTATCATGCTTAAAAATTTTGCTCTATCTTTAAAATATAATAAAGTTCTATTAACCCTACCTAGTGTTTTTTGTGGCATAAAAACTGGATTGCCTGCTTCATGTAAACAAGCATTAGCACAACCGATTGATTTACTAGCACAAGTCTCAAATCCACTAATATTTGAAGGTGCTAAATTTAAACGCTTGATCCAATATTTTTTTAAATCTTCATCTTTTAGATTTTTATCTAATTTTGGGTTGCCACTTGTAAACATTATTTTTGTTAAATCTTTATAAGTAGGCTTTGTTTTTAAATTATTCATTATTTTTTCCCTTCTGTTGAAATTTTAACATATTGTTTAATAGCTTCTAAGTCGTAAATGCTAAATTGATTTAATATTGTTCTAAATATTCTTGATTGATCTTCTAAATTTTCACAATCATAAAACATTCTATCAATTGACAATGTTAAATCATTTCTTGTTATTGCTACTTGTCTGTTAGTTTCCTTAATTTCTTGAATTAGTTTTTTTGACATTTTTTTTGACATTTTTTTTTCCCTTTTTTTGTTTTCTTATTATTATTAAATTGAAATAGCTTTGTATCGGTCATAATTGCCACACCCTACTTTCCGAATATTAACGTAATTATTATTGCTAAAAATAAAGCTAAATAAAAATGTTCCATTTTTTACCCTTTCTTACTGTTGCGTTAATCTATAAAACTTCTTGCCACGTCTAAGGCAAATAATAAAAAGCAACCGAAAGCTAATATTAAACCTAATGATTGCTGACTTGGATCAGTTGCAATAATAACCATTCCCATAACTGAGCATAAAAGCAATAAAACCCATTTAATAACTGTAAGCATATTATTTTCCCCCTTTTTATATTTTTGATTTAATGTAAATGTTAAGAGTTTCTAAAACAGCATTATTTTGATTTCTTAAAATAGTTCTTAAAATAAATGACTGTTGATCTAAATCTTCAATTTTAAAAAAATTATGATCTATATCATTAACCATTTTCATAATTTTATTATTTTTAATAATTTCTTTATTTTGTTTTATTGACATATTATTTTCCCCCTTTCATTTTTGAATAATTTTTGAATATTTTCCATGCATTAGTAATATTGCAAGGTTTACCCAATTTTGAAGACATCAATTCGCATTTTTCATCGTGAGGTAAATTATAAACTGAATGGCATAATTCATGAAGTACAACATGAAGTAAATATGCATAGCTTCTTGAAATTGCTTTTTCAGTAATCCAGATATTTTTCATTCCACCAACGCCTAAAACATTTTTAAATTTTTCAGTAGCCGTTCCAATTCTAACATTGATACGAGGTAAAGAAATTCCAAAATCCTTAGCCTGGTACAAAATATCAATTACTTTACGTCTTAACTTGTAAACTTCATCATTCATTTTAAAGTTTTTTATTTCTGGTATATTCATTGATCTATTCATTTTATTTTCCTTTGTTTTAATTGTTTCCATAAAAATTAATTTAATGATTTATTTAAATAATAGAACATGACAAGTTGACGCATCAAATAGATTAGAATAGTTCTAAAGTATTATTGAATGAGTGAGATATAGATATATATAAATTGATATAAAGATGGTTCAACCAATTAGACAAAAAGATTTTTAGCTTGTGCGATATAACTATCGGATCTAATACCCCCAAAATATTTTCCGATAATAAAGGGTTATCAGACATTACAATTGATAGTCGTATATTATCACTAGTTATTTTTCCTGGAATTTTTACAGCTTTTTCAAAAACTAGACCCCCCTATACCCCAGATTTTCTACCTAACTTTTCTTATATATATACATGGGAATTACAAACAGACACACACAGACACCCTGCACCAGTTATACAAACCTTTTCCAAAAATTATTTTTTAGTTGTTTTAAAAACCGAATACACTACATCTAGTATATGGATGATTTAGATAGTAATAGCTTTGATTGTATTGCTTTTATTGATGAGAAGAATAATAACTTAACAATAAAGTTTATTGGTATACCTAATAAACAAGCTGCAGAACTATTTACAGATTATGTCATGATGACATTAGGAGTTGATTACCATCCTTTAAGCGAGACCACTCGTTCCAAAATGATACATTAACAGATGAACATTAAGATTCCTTATACTCCTAGAAAACATCAAAATTATCTACATCAACAAATTAACAAACATAGATGGAGTGTGCTAGTTTGTCACAGAAGGTTTGGCAAAACAGTATGCATGATAAACCATCTTATTAAATCAGCATTAATGTGCAAACATAAAAATCCTAGATTTGCTTATATTGCACCAACCTTTAAACAAGCGAAGTCAATCGCTTGGGATTACATGAAACAGTTTACTGCAAAAATCCCAGCAACAAAATTTAATGAAACAGAATTAAGAGTAGATCTGCCTAATGGTGCTAGAATAACATTACTAGGAGCTGAGAACTCAGATGGGTTAAGAGGTATCTACCTGGATGGTTGTGTGATCGATGAATACGCAAACATTGAAGGAAAACTATTTGCAGAGATAATTAGACCAGCTCTATCTGACAGAAAAGGTTACTGTGTCTTTATTGGTACACCTGCTGGAATGAACAATAACTTCTATGATCTATACCAACACGCTAATGGAGCAGATGATTGGTTTAACTATAAAGCTAAAGCAAGTGATACAAAGATTGTAGATCCAGAAGAATTAGAGAAAGCAAGAGAAGTTATGGGTGAGAAGAAATACCTACAAGAATTTGAGTGTGATTGGATTGCCAACATTGAAGGAGCAATCTATGGAGATGAAGTCGCTAAGTTAGATGATAAGAAGCAACTAGCAAGAGTACCCTACGATCCTACTTTGCCTGTCTCAACTGCATGGGATCTCGGTGTCGCAGACCACAGTAGTATTATATTCTTTCAGCAAAAAGGAACAGCAATACAGATAATAGATTACCATGAAGAACGTGGTCATGGATTACCACACTATATTCAGTTGCTAAACGAAAAACCATACGTTTACAA